ATCATCAGAGGCGTAAAGGGCGAGTTCTACCCGTGTAAGCCGGATATCTTCGTAGCAACCTATGAGGCGGTTGAGGAAGGATATAACCAATGACACTACTGATTTTAATATTCGCCCACCTGCTGGCAGATTACCCGTTACAAGGAGAGTTCCTCGCTACAACTAAGGGCAAGAACCTCATATCGCTTGTGTCACATGCAGGAATCTGGACCGGAACCATCCTTATAGCAGTGCATCTGCTAGGGTACGGAGTAAACTTTAACGATGTTATATTCCTGTTCGTGATCCATGCGATTGCAGACTATTGCAAGGCTAAGCCAGTAGGGATATATGGCAGGATGGACGCTTTAAAAGGCGGATTGCTCTTAGATCAGATAATTCACTTGCTGCAAATAATTGTGCTGATGGCGGTAAAAGGTATGTTTTAGGACGATAGGCCTTCGAAACGACCGCAATACTTAGCGTAGCGGAGGCCGCAGGGCTGGATGAACTTATAAGGGGGCTGAGACCCCAATCAAAGGAGACGATCAATTATGAGTAGTGGAATCAAACGCCACCGTCGTATATCCCCTATGCCAGTAGTATCCAGCTTTCCGCCACCGAATCGGCAGAGTGTTCACAGTGAAGAAACCACAAGAAAGATGACAGCAGAGGATTGGGAGAAGTACGGACCACTCAACCCAACGCCGCGGAATAAGAACCACTACATGTCAGGTAAGAAAGGTGGGAAGAAGAATGAAAAGCAAGTACGGGGCGAAAAAGACGCAAGTTGACGAGATAGTTTTCGATTCACGAGCAGAAGCCAAGAGATACCGTGAATTAATGCTTCTAATACGCGCTGGTGAGGTCACAGAGGTCGAGTTACAGCCATCATACGTATTAATGCCCGGATTCAAACACAAAGCCACAGGCAAGCGTGTACAGGCTATCACGTACAAAGCAGACTTCTTAGTAACTTATGCAGATGGACATCAAGAGATCGAGGATGTTAAGGGGATGAAGACTCCCGTTTACTCACTTAAGAAAAAGCTATTCATGCACGCTTATCCAGACTTACAGATACGAGAGATAAGCGCATGATGGCGGCGTGGATCAACCTTGGCACCAGTTACGAGCTTGTGAGCCAATACGGAGCCCGTGTAGGCACTCTTATAACGTTGGACAAGCAAATACATGACCGCAACTTAAAGTAGCTGTATGAGCCTCCTATTGGCTTTAGAGTAGATAAGTATAAATTCATTGAAAAGAGACTGGTAAAGAGAATATCTGCGTGAAATAAAGTTAAAGAAACACGAAGAAAACAAGAGATAATATTACAATAATGGCAGTAAATATAGTATAATATAGGTAATATCAAAACATTTGGACGAAAAGAGGGGTATTCGTGGAAATATCGGAATTAGTAGCTAAAAAGGAACAGTTGCAGTATGAGTTGAACACGGAAAATCAGCGCGGAGCCGTAAAGGATGGGGCAAAGGTTACTCAACTAGAAAACGACATCAAAGCTATCGATATTACCATCGAAGAACAGAGTAAGGCTGAGGAATTACAGGTAGTTACGGCAGAAGCCGCAAAGTTTATGGACAGTCTGGACTTTGAAGGTATAGATCCTAAGGATCTTTTTATCAATTACAACGAGGAAAAAGCAGAGGCATCTTATAATTATGTTAACTCTGTGATTCAAAACGCCATTGTTGAAATGAAAAAGGTAAACTTGCTGAGAATAAAAGAACTTGAAACCACTAATGCAGCGTTGCGAGATAAACATAATCAGTCCGAAGAAGCGAACGAAGCCCTGAAGCACATTGTTGATACCGCTAAATTAGATATCAATGACGCAATTAGTAAGCGTGATGCAGCTGCTAAAGCGCTGGATGAAGCAAACGAGGAAATCACTAGATTGAATAGCCATTTGGAGGATCTTCGTAAAGAAATTGCAATCGGAGCCGCAAATGCTGCGAAAGTGGTAGAGGTAGATGTTCGGAGTGCTCGTGATAAGTGGGAAGAAGAACGCCGCAAGGAGGAAGAATCCAAGGCTGTCATTTACAACCTGCGTTGGGAAGATGATATAAGACGTACTCATTATCTTGCAGAACTCGCAGAGACGGATGAAACTATTCGGTTTAAGTACTTGGAGAAAGGAAAATATCGGGTGGTGACCAGCGAGGATGCAGAATCGTTTCGCACCGCCTACCTCCAAGAGCAAGAACGTAATCATGAGGATATGGCACAACATAGCAGTGTGGAGGACGAGCCAGTAACAGTCCCATCTTTTCGAACAGAAGAAGAACCTACAAACGAAGGCACAATCACTGGATTGGCTGAAGGCACATCAAGTATGGTTGGATCGACTGTTGAAAAAAGACTTGAAGCGCTTGAGTTAGCAGTATTTGGATCAGTGATGGATGCAGCCTAACGGCTGCTTTTCTCTCATGAAAAAAGGCGATAGAGTACTCCACAAGTCAGGAAGTAAAGGGACAGTAGACCGTATTACAAATCCATGGGTATTCGTTGTACTCGATGGAATGAACATAGCAATACCGTACAGTATAAGTAGTCTGGAAGTAATCGAAGAGGAATAAAAAGTTATCTATAGGGGGGATACACATGAAATGGCAGGATTCGTACAATGATACAGTTTCTGAATTACGTATCATGCAAATTCGTGAGATGGAGATTAGGAGACGGGTAGATATGGCCCATGCAGTGTTATTCTCAGGAGGGATGCCGTCATCTATTTATTGCCATATACCACTTGATAAAGGGATCGAGAAGTATAACGCAGCAATTGATGAACTGGAATTAATACAGGCAGAGGTGGACCATCTACAGGAAGTTAAAAACGAAATGGAACAATACGCAGCTCAGTTCGAAGGTCTGGCAAATGTAGTTATATACAAACAGATAATTGAAAACAAAACATACCGTCAGATGGCACCGGAACTTGGATATAGTGAATCTTATCTGCGGAAACAAGTTATGAAAAGGAACAAAGAGGGAACACAAACTACAAAAGCATCATGATATTATGTAAGCATGAGGAATTGGCATTCGGTAGCGCGCGAACCGCCCCTAAGTGCTGATTCCTCGTCACTTTCATTCACTAATGTTCACTCCTTACTCAGCGTCGATTGCTACGGGTCGACGCTACTTTTTTAAGAAATAAAGCGTGTGACAGGCTGGGATACTACCGTAAACGTCAATACGGATGGAAAACAGTGATTATCCTAATCATAAGGTAAAGCTGACAATCCTCATAATGTCTAACGAACACACACGCTTTATATATACTTTATACATTGAGTAAGGCGCTACAAAGATGATTCCAACCAATCAGACCAAAGCTAGGTGTACAGTCCTAGTTAGTAGCCCTTTATTGAGTGTATAAACACTTATCTCACTGAGAGTTCCGGTCGGCTCATGGGATTACAGGGATCGGGTAAACGGAAATGTAGTTCAGTTGGGAGAACAGTCGACGATATCCACGGTTTTATTCCGTGACGGCGTTCCTAGAACAATGTATTGGAAAGTTGGTTCCAGTAGGCTAGTCGTGCGTTCGATCCGCACCATTTCCGCACATAGATGGTACGCCGCATGGTTTGTGGTTTAACTGTCCTCATAGAGGTTCAGCTAGTCCCATCACACATAAAGGGTAACGGTTATCGCCGTTGCTCTTTTTGTTTTTCTCCGGTTCGACCGAATACGCTTAACGAAGTGGAGGCCGTATAGGGTTGAAGCATTCAGACCGATGGATATACCTCTTATACACATCAATGTTTATAGCATACACAGGAGTCATTTACTTAACTTACTACTGGAGGTGAGATAGTGGATCACACTTGCCAAGAGAATAACACCTTAAAACGTATGGGTGAGTGCAAGGTATTCAAAGAAGATGAAGAGTGGGTCATGACAGTGGATGATGGTGGTTCATATATGTACCCGATGTACTGCCCATTCTGTGGGACTAAATTGGAGTGAGGTGAAAACAATGGCATTGACGGATAAGCAGATAAACTTCGTTAACGAGTACATGAAGGATATGAATGGAACAGCAGCTTATCTGCGTGCTGGGTACAAATGTACAGAGGAAGCCGCAAGGAGAGCTGCAAGCCGTTTGTTGACAAATGTTGACGTAATGTCCGAAATCGGACAAAGAACGGACAAAATGCAGGAAGAATCGGGCATGAGTGTCCAGTGGGTGCTAAACAAGTATAAGAAGATCATTGAGAACAATGAGGATGTAGATCCTGCAGTAGCTAAAGGAGCACTGGACAGCGTAGCCAAGCATTACGGAATGTTCAAGGATAAGGTTGAAGTAACTGGTGAAGGTGGGGGAGCGCTACAAGTGGTATTCAGTTCTAACATGAAGAAGGTGGATAAATGAACACCGTAGTTATACCTTATGAACCACAACCAAGACAGATACTTTACCACCAAACAAATGACATTGATGAACTCTTATACGGCGGCGCTGCTGGTGGGGGAAAGTCCGAAGCTACGATATGGGACGCATTACAATATGCTTTAGAATGTCCTGGTAGTCGCCAAATCATATTTAGACGGACTTTCCCAGACTTACAACGTTCGATCATTGCTAGAACGATTGTGGCTTATCCTAAGGAACTTGGTAAGTATAATCAATCAAAGCATGAGTGGACATTCGTTAATGAGTCTATCATCGAGTTAGCCTACTTTGACAGCGATTCACACAAAGCAAACTATCAAGGTGCTGAGTATGACGTAATCAGGTGGGAGGAATTAACACAGTTTGAGGAAAGTTGGTACACATACATGTTATCCCGTTTGCGCGGTTCAAAGCCGTATCCGAGATATGTGAAGAGTACAACTAACCCCGGAAGTGTTGGGCATGCTTGGGTGAAGAAGCGTTTCATTGATGTGGGTGAATGGGAAAAAGTACATGCTATCCATGAGGTTGATGATAGCGGAGATAAACTTTATCATCCAGACACGAAGGAACCAATTATCACTAGGCGTATATTCATCCCTGCGAAGGTGCAGGACAATCCAGCGCTATTAGAAGCCGATCCAAACTATATTGTCAGATTGATGAAGTTATCCGAACAGGAACGTAAGCAACTCTTAGATGGAGACTGGGACACGTTCTCTGGTCAATATTTTAGTGAATTCAATAGGTCCTTACATGTATGTGAGCCGTTCGATATTCCGAGAGAATGGAAACGATTTAGATCCATGGATGAAGGGTACAATGATCCTTTTGTTTGTATATGGGTGGCGCTAGATCCCAAAGGAACGGCTTATGTATATCGTGAATTCGTAAAGAGCAAGCTTTTGACCAGCGAACAGGTAGAAATGGTTTGGCTAAACAGCGGTGTTGAGTCGTATGACTATACGGTAGCTGATACATCGTTTTGGAATAGATCTAAAACAGAGAATGTCACACCAGCAGAATTGTTTATCAAGAAAAACATTACGTTAATTCAAGCCAAAAAGGAACGCGTGAACGGTTGGAAACGATTGAGAGAGTGGTTACATCCATTTGATAAAGTTGATCATGTGAGTGGTTCGATTTATAAGGATGTGAAGCTTAAGATATTCAACACATGTTTGAAGACAATTGAGTCCATTCCATCAATGGTCCACGATGACAAGATGGTTGAAGATGTGGCACAGCATCCACTTGATCATGTTCCTGATACTTTACGTTATTGGTGCATGAGCAGACCGCAAAACGTTGGAACAGAACGTCCATGGTCAGCAGTGCAGCAAAGTAATAGACAACAGCGATTTGATCACGATGATGACGAAGAAGAGGATGCACCTAAAGCACGAGGATTCTGGTAAGGGGTGATCATATGGAACAATTAGTAATCATTGCGCTGTTGGCAGTGGTTTTTTTGTTATTGTGCGCTATAGGCTATCTGCTACGTCTGAATGACCGTTTAACTGAAAAGGTGATGGCTAAGGACTACAAGGAGTATAAAGCATCAGAACAAAAGCCAGTGGTGTTTGCAGATGTGCCAAGACGTAAGCCGCAAAGCTGGGCTGATGATACGCATCTGCTTGAAGAACTTGGGCAATAGGGGGTGATAACTTGGCAGGGAAAGTAAAGAAGCTGATTGAGGGTATCTTCGGTGTGGATGATAGCGAGACAAAGGAACCAATCAATACACCGCAACAGCAGAAGATCGTTGACATGGTGATGCAGGACTTTGATGTGTTCAAAGAAAACAGGCAGCAGATGGACGAACAATGGAGGCAGGAAGGACGCTTCTACAAAGGAGATCAATGGCATGGGTTACGTCCTGACAATATTAATAATCTGCGTCCTAGTAATGTTGACAATATCTTCGGTGCTCAGATTGATAGCATTGTTGGCAAGATTACTGGTTGGGATCCCTATCCAGACTTTGAAGCGCAAGAGGAATCAGATGAACAGAAAGCTCAAGACCTAAATGACTTCATGCCATCGGAACTAAGGCAGATCGGTTTTGGTTCAAAGTATTACAGAGCCATCCACACTGCTGTACTGCATGGTCCACTGATCTTCAAGGTAATCTATGACCCTACTGTCGAAGGTGGCAGAGGCATGAACCGTTTTGATGGACAGAACGACATTATCCCCGTGGACTTGGGTACATTCTTTCCTGATCCACGAGTGAGAGACTACATTTACCTACAAAAGATGGGTGCTGTGATCATCAAGACCCCTGAAACGTTGGAATACTTCCGTGAGAGATGGGAGAAACAAGGGGCTAAGGTACAGTCTGATATGGACGTGAACGATGTCGAGATATTTAATCACGCCATTAGTTCAGAGAGCAGCTTTAATTATACGGATTCATACTTAGGACAGGACACCGCTAACAATAAAGTATCAGGACTCATTGAATACTGGTACCGCGGACTTCCAAAAATGGTTACTGCTGAAGATAAAGAACTATTCGAAGAATTAGCAACCACTCAACTAAATGAGGGTAAGGATCCATCCGAATCATTAGCCAAGGCTGATGGAAAAATGGAGGGCATTCACTGCATATACGTATCGTCTGGTGGCGTATTCTTGGAGCATAAGGCTTATGTCTACGATCATGGTAAATACCCGTTCAGCGCTCGTACATTATTCCCGTTAGAGGGTAACATACACGGCAAGGGATTCGGTAGAGATATGATCAAGCCACAAACGATGCTAAATAAGTTCACAGAGCTAGCTATTGAGACCATGAGTAAGCAAGGTAATAGCGCCATTATGTATGAGGAAGGTTCTATTAACCGCGTATCCACATGGCAAGATCAACGGTCAACAGCTGGAGCTATGCTACCTACAGCGATGGGAGCACTTACTAATAATCAAATAAAAGAGTTGCAAGGTGTAACTGTACCATCAACTGTGTTTAGCATGATTGATTACTATCTAAACATGCTCCAAAAGATACCTGGACAGTTTGATAGCGCCAATGGTCAGGCATCCAGCAATGTTACTAGTGGTGAGCAAGCAAAAGCATTGATTGCAGCAGCTAGTAATCGACTTAATCCAGTGACAGATGCTATCACACAGGCCATGACAGAAGTATTCACTTTGTACATTGAGCTTATAGCTCAGTTTTATACTACTGCCAGAGTCGCAAGAGTCACTGGACGTAAGGTGGAAGTTAGTCGTGATAGCTTAATTAGTGGAGTACCTACAACGTTAACGAATGATTTAGAAGATGGCACACAAGAGACTCTAGACCTTACTGAAGAGTATGTTCCTATCTTCGATATCAAGGTGAATATCTCAGCGGATAAACCCGTTGACCGAGATTATTGGATCGCCACAGCCAATAACCTAATCAAAACCATTGATCCGCGTACCGGAATGCCAATGATAGACGCCAGAGCATTACTGTACACTATTGAACATGGTCGTATGGAACCTATCAGTGTCATTGAGGAACGGATGAACGTAGAACTACAGAAACAGCAGGAATTGCAGAAACTACAACAGCAAGCTGAACAACTTTCAGCAGAGAATCAACAGTTACAGCAGCAGGTTGGACAGGTTACACAGGAACAACAAACTGTAAATCAGCAAGATAAAGAGTTTGACCAGTCCATGCAACAACAAAAGATGCAATTAGAAGCCGCTAAGGTGGCTGGATCACTCATTAAAGATACGAAACAACCAGCATAGTTAGGCCATTCCTAGTCGTAGGAGTGGCCTTTTATATTGCTTTTACCTCGCTCCCACCCATAGGAGCCATCCGATAGGAGTGTTTGAACATGGAAAACGTGACCGATAACGCCTCCCATAGCGAAGAGATCACACCGGAAGCCTCACCACAGGCTGCCACTGGAGTCAATGAAGCTTTAGAACTGTTTGGGATAGCACCTACTGAACCTGTCGCAGAAGCTGAGGAAGAATCTCCATCCATAGAGACTGAACCTGAGCCAGAACGCAAGGGAAGAACCTACAAGTACAACAAAGAAGATGTATTTGTCCCAGAAGATCAGGTGGACGAATACGCTCGAAAGGGTCTGAACTATGACAAGATCGAAGGTCGAGCCAAAGATTATGAAGCTGCATTGGAGCGCACGGCCAAGCTGAACAGTTTCTCTTCTCACAAAGAGTACATGGAGAACCTAGACCGCTTGGAACAAGAAGCCATTAAACATAAGGAAGATAGTTTCCAATCTCTACGTCAAGCCATGGTGGATCAATATACCGAGGCTGGATGGGATCCGCAACAACTTGAAGAATTTCTTGACAACAACCCATTGCTACAACAAGCAAAGGAAGTTTTATACCGAGAGAAAACCGCGCAAGAATCTGTGAAGGCTCAAGAGGCTGAAGCACAGCAACTGAAGGGCTGGGAAGACCTCTTTGCTAAATATCCGCACTTGGCTGAGGAAACTCCAGAAGAGGGTACAGCGTCATGGTACACGCCTGATATACAGGCGAAGATACAGCGCGGATATGATCCAATCGACGCTTATGAACTAGTTAACCGCGATGCAATTGCTGGTAATCAACGCAAGTTGGCAGAACAAGACGTGCTTAAACAACAACGTTTGAACAAACGAGCCGCAGTCTTAGGCAATACATCCGAAGACTTGGCTCCATCCGTTCCTAAGGAACTGTCTGATGCATTTGCACTATTTGGAATAGAACCACAAGCAGCACAAAAATACGTTAAAAAGTGAGGTAATCAACTATGCCACAAGGATTCAAGTTTGCGTTCAATGACTACGGTGCACCTACGCACCACATGAGTAAGATTATGGCTACTAATGCTGAGGCTTTCGCTCAAGGAGAAGCTGTTAAATTGGCTGCCGGAAGATGGACCAAAGCCACAAATGGTGCTGCCATCGCTGGATTCGCAAATCAAAAGCTCGCAGCTGGTACAGATCAGTACCTCGATGTGGTATTAGCACGTGAAGGAGATTGGTTCGATGCTCCATACACAGGCACGCCAGATGTTGGATTCATTGTAGGCGTTACAAGTGCTGATGTTGCTGCTGATGGATTGTCTGTCCTTGCTTCAGATATTACAGGTGGTCCTTTCGCAGTATCTGAAATCAACACAAATACAAAAATGGTACGCGTTAAAGTTAAATCACGCGTATTCAGCTAATAGGGGGACTAAACAATGCAAACAGCACTTCAATGGGATAAAAACGTACTCGAACCAGTATTTCGTGAACTATATACGCGTGAAATGAAGGACAAACCAGACTTCGTTCCAGCTATGTATGATGTTCAAAAGTCTGACAAAGCCGTTGAATCTGTTGAATCAATGGGTGGCGAAGGTCTGATGGAAGAATGGGGTTACTCTAATAACCAAGTTAAGTACGAGGATGTTGACCAACTCTGGCAAAAATATTACCAACATACTAAGTTCTCCTTAGGACGTGAGATTGATCGCGACTTTGTGGATGATCTGAAATTGACTCAGATTAGAGACAGAATCACTTCACTGGCTGATGCTGTGTACAAAACACAACAAATGCAAGGTGCACAGTGGTTTAACAACGGTATAGCTACTACAGCAGCCATCGACTACCGTGGTCGTACGTATGATGCCAGACTTCCAGATGGACAAGCGTTGTTCTCTGCTGCTCATCCATATAGCCCTACAAATTCCGTGGATACACAGTCTAATCTCATGACAACTGAGTTATCCATTGACGAGTTCGATAAGGCTTATGTAGCAATGCAACAATGGAAAGATGATAAAGGAAACTTGATGGCAGCAAAGGGTAACACGCTGTATGTAGCTCCTTCGCTTCGCCGGATCGCACTTCAAATCACAGGACTTCCTAACGGACGTTACGATAACTTTGAACCGGGCAATGCGGATCACAACGCTAACGTTTACGCTGATGGCAGCATTAAAGTAGTCGTTAACCCATTCTTCACTAACACTAAAGCATGGGTTCTAGCTGATGACAGCCGCATGAAACGTTCGATGAAATGGTTTAACCGCCGTTTAGCTGAGACTGGATCGATTACTGATTTCGATACTGAGGTAGCTAAATATAAAGTGGTTAAACGTTGCTCATTTGGCACAACTGATTGGGCATGGGGCATTGGATCTTTTCCTGTATAAACTAACCTAGGGGCGCTCATACGAGCGTCCTTTTGAAAGGAGTACATTCATGAACGTATCGTCAATCGGCATTAAGCAAACAGGGAAACCAGCTGTACAGTACATGTCAAACATTGCACGGACAACTGTAGCTGTAGATCCTGCAAGCTTGGCTACAATGACCGGAGCGCTCACAGCGGCCATTACAGTTACTGGTGCGGCTTTGGGTGACAGGGTAGAACTATTTCCACCATATGACCTTCAAGGCGTTATAGCGCAAGGTAATGTATCGGCTGCGAATACCGTTAAGATATCTTTTTTTAACCCAACTGGAGCAACTATAGATCTTCCGTCCGGTGCATGGACGATTCAAGCGATTAGGAAGTGAAGAAGATGCAAAAGGTAGGATTTGAAACCCAATCTTCGCAGCCGAAGAAAATTAAATATGTGACGTTACAAAAGACAAACGAGAGTATGAACGCATCTGAAAAGGAAGGCGTTAATCTTTGGAACTTAATGGTCACAACCCTTCGCAATAATAATCTGATGGAGGACAAAAAGTAGGGGGCGCTTTGCTCCCTTTTTTTTGTTTATTGAGGTGAAATGACATGTTTAGGTTGGAAATTGATGCTTTGAACGCCATCTATGAGCAGCAGTGTAAGGCGAATGAGCTCCTGCAGAAGTTAGTTAATCAGAAGGAACCTGAAAATAAACGCCCATCCACAAGGAATAAAGGCGGTGAAACATGTTAGTTCAGGAGATCGTTGAGGAAATCATTGAGAAAATACCGGATAATACGATGCCTGTAGTCTCAATACTTCGTAAGATAACCCAGACAAGAGATAGGTTACTTCGCAATCTAAGCCCTGCACAGAAGCAATCAGACGTACTTAATCAGGCGTTTGATGTAACAGCAGGAACATTCTTTACTGACCTCGTTTGCCCTCCTGGTAACGTCACAGAGGTGGCTATACGCAATGCAATCTACACCAATCAAACGTTTAATGATGATGCACGAGACTGGCGTAGAATTCCCCTCAGACAGTTTGATGAACATGAGCATCGACCGTACTACTACTTCGTATCCGGTCAGATTGGGATATATCCACCACCGCTTTATGATACGTTCTACGGAATAAAGATATTTTACACAGTTGTACTAGGACCATTGACCATGAGTGATTTGAACAGTGGAAGTGGCTTCGATCCTAACTTCGATATGTTGCTGGTTTATGGCGTTTTAAAGGAAATTCTCCCGAACAATGGAGAGTTTCACGAACGATACAATCAACTATACAAGGAATATAATTCAGCAACTAGCGGATATGAACGATATGTTGTGAAGGGAAGATGGTGATGACATGACAAATCAATACCCATGGAGTTCTAACACCACACCGCCTATAGCATCACAGGACGATCCACGCTATGAGACTCCGGGCGGTGCGCAGCATAAAGTTGATACCCACGTGAATGTGACAGGTAACATCGCAGACAAAGCTGTAACACAGCCTAAGATAGCTGACTGGGCAGTTGGAGCGCGTCAAATAAACCCATCTTTGCTAGAGCATTATGGGGATATCGCTACAAATGCGAAGTTTGAGGTTATTGATGAACAGTTGGCGGATATTCAAATTGACGTTAGAAGTTTCGGAGTAGTGGGGAATTGTAATTACTATGACTCTGTGACCGCAAAATGGTATGTGGATTCTGGATTTTCAGTAGAAGCAACAGATGACACTATAGCGATGCAAGCTGCTTTCGATTACGTTATTTCCCATAATAAAAACCTTTATATTCCTAAAGGAAACTACTTAATCAGCAGTACACTATTAATTTCATACACATCCGCAAATACTTTTGAGATATTTGGTGAGAACAGTAACCAAACGTGCTTCATTGGTAAAATATCAACGAATATCCCTTTAATCCGCGTATATGACCCTGTAGTGGCTGATTTAGGACTTAAAAATAAATTGATCAATATCTACATTAAGCCATACAACACAACATATTACTACACATTTACAGCGTTTTTGTATGATAGCACCATTGGTTTTGAGACTATTGGATGTTATGCGGAAAGATGCAAAACGGGGTTTATGCTTACAGACACAGGTGGAAGATACACCGAATTAAATATATTTGATAATTGTTATTCTGCTGCATGTGATTATAATTTCAGGTTTGAAGGAAGCTTGACAACAACATCATTCCACGGAAATAAGTTTATCAATTGCGGATTTACAGCTAGAAATATGGAATCATCCAAAGGATACGGGCGTGATTTCTTGCAGCACGGTCTGTCTTTGGAAAAGGGTTATGTGTATAACTGTGAATTCAACTTTCTAGTATTTATCGAAAATGGAGGGTGCCTGTTTTACATCAACTCCGGAGGGATATGGAACTTTGCTAATATCTCTTATGAGAATAATCCGGCCCCTGGTTATGCGAATGTAGCTGCAAAAATAGTAACTGGATCCAATGCCAGCGCCCACTTGTGGTTGAAGGGTGACGTAATTGCAAGCGGTTCTGTTTATGGAGCGATAGATTGGAGTTTGTACACAAAAAGCGCTAATAATACAGAAAAATTCTTGTGTGATAACTTATCCAGAACGTTCAGAGCAGTAAACACAGAACATTCAGGAAAAACATTTGAAGTTAGAACGATTGACACAGACGATGACGACCAAAGAGACTCAGGCGTAAATCCCGGATTATACCGAAGTACCTCAACAGACTTTACCGATTTCAGTCTTATGCTTCTTACGAAAGGAAATACAGATAGAGTTGTAATAGCAAAAACGGCTATTAATGGTTCCGCAGAAAGTGCGGTTATGGGATTTGAACTGCTATCTGATGGAACTAGAATAAACAGTAAATTAGGGTCTACGATAACCTTTGAATCCGATGCAATCAGTACGCCGCAATCATTCAAAACATCCGGAATTCATAACGGAAGTCATCATATCATTGGTGGAATCCATCTTTGGGAAGATCAAGTGTCACATAAACTGAGAGTGAATTTCGGGGTTCCACCATTCAACAGTTCGGGTAATTACCTTTCAACCTTTGTAGCTGTTCCGGCTTCAGCGACAGCAACAGGGAACCCTGGTGAATGGTCGTCCGATGCAAACTTCATGTACGTATGTCATGCCACAAATACATGGAAACGAGTTGCTATAGCAACTTGGTAGGAGGTTTAATATGGCTCTGGAAAAAACAATAACTTTGGAATCTGGATTAGTGATTGAGCAAGCATATATCCGTGTTCAGGGTATTAATGGTAACAAAAATATGGTATCGGTAAGTTTAGAAGTATTCGTGAACAAAGAATTGTGCTTAGATGGTAAACCTCCAATATCTTACTTCAATTATATTTTTGAACCGATTGAAGACGAAAACTCTCCAAGATGGGATAAACAAGCTTATGAATACTTGAAAACATTATCTGAGTTTGAGGGAGCTATTAACGTATAGGACCATATTCAGCGCCTAACGAAAGGAGGACACTATGCAAATCAATGAAATCATATCCGAAGCAGACATGTTAGTACCAAACGAAGTCCCTACAGCCGACAAGGTGATGTGGCTAAACGCACTCAACCAAGACTTCTTCAACGTAGTCAAAATACCACGAGTTATATCGCTCATTCCGGTGGTAGATCAGGCCACATACACGCTATCAACTGAAGTGAGGTTGAAGAATATCGACCTCCTAACAGTGGGACTAATCAAGTATAAGGAGCTACTACCAACCGCGCCTAACCCGTTACAGAACACATATACATTCGATGATAGTACACATACTCTGACATTGCGTCCTGCACCGTATAGCAGCGGTTTGCAGGGCGTTTTACGTTACAGTAGGATTGCTACAACCAACTTTACTGCAAGCAACCTGAGCGCGGTTCCAGAGGCTCCAGAGGAGTATCACTTCAGTTTTTACATTGGTCTGGCTTCATATATTGCGTATGCTATGGACGACTTAACAAAGGGTACGAAATATGAAGCGCAATATCTAAAAGTATGGAACACAGCCGGAGAACAATATGCTGGAGGTAATGCCAATGGGTAAATTTGTACCCCGACCAATCCCAGAGATAGCACAACCCTTGCCGGGAATACAAGAACCTATCAGCATCAGGCAATGGCTGGGATTGAATACCTTTGATCCGTTAAACATTTCAGATTCTCAATTTACTGACATGAGTAATATGACTACTGACGATTACCCTGCGGCGACTGTTCGTCCGGGGTATTCAGTTTTAGGATCTGCTATCGGCGGTAAAGTGCTGGGCGTTGCAGTTTGGAAGGATATTGAGCTGCACAGTTGGTTTGGGGATGGGACTTGGAGGAAATGGACCGGATCTACTTGGACTACGCTGAAATCGGGACTTAGCACTACGGCCATGTGGAGTTGGACATCATTTCAGGGTAATCTGGATGACATTAATCTTGTCGCTGCGAATGGCGTAGATGGACTTCATCGGTATGATGGCAGCACAGTCCAAACATTCAGTGATGCTCCAACTAACATTAACTTTATTACAACGTACCAAAATAGGTTGTGGGGAGGTTCTGGCAAGGAATTGCATGCTTCGGCATTAGATCAGCCAGAAGCGTGGAATATATTCGGGGGCACTGGTGAAGACAGCTTTGTTAAAGATATGGAGAGTATTCGAGGTGAGAGTATTAACAGCCTGTCCGGATCACTGTCCAAGCTCGTTATAGGCATGCCGAACAGCATCCATGAGCTTTATGGTGCACTTCCTTCTGAGTTCACTGTACGACTCATAACAGAAAAAGAAGGTACTGCAAACAATCGCGCAGCTGTAGTACAGGAATCGACGATGAGATTCGCCCATCAGACTGGTATATTCGAATATCTCAGTGGTGGGATGTATCCCGATAAGACGTTCTCAGAGATCATCGATAAATTCACTACTAACATCAACAGTAACGCGGTCATGGGATCTGATAACGATAAAACGTATTGCTATGATGGTTCCAGCCGTATCCTTGTATACGATGCCAGAAACGGAGTCCAGTCCTGGTTAAGTTGGTCGGGATACACGCCTACTTGCTACACAATCTTCCAGCATGATTTATATGTTGGTGACGCAACCGGAAGAGTGCTTAAACTTGATAACTCACAAAACGACGCAGGAGCGCCTATAAGCTGGTATTTAGTCACTAAGGCGTTTACTAATCCTGTGATGTCGCAACGCCAAAGATGGCTTAAAATGTGGCTATATGCCGAGATTCCGGTAGGGACGACGATAAATATCTATCTTTCAACCACAAAGGACGGTAACGACTTCAATCTGGTGCATACGGTGGTTGGAACTGGAACTAAGGTTGAGCGTGTTATCATTCCAGTCCGTAGTGTGGTTCTCGAAAATACGGTCAGAGTTAAAATATCAGGTACAGGTCCAGCAAAGATACATGAGCTTGTTAGACAAGTTCGGCAACTACCACTTTTCTAAGGAGGAAATTATGAGCATTTGGACAACAGCGCCACAGGTATCCCGACCGCCAAAACTTCCACCTAATATACAGGTAGATCAGACGGTGACAGAACTTTACAGTTACGTTAAAGAGATGGCTAACGTCATTACATCTATGAAAAACGACCTGGAGTTTATGATTAATGGACATCTTGATGCAAACAATATTCGAGCGAACAGCATCGAGACTAAGAATCTAAAGGCTGGGGCGGTTACAGCGGAGAAGATATTTGTTGAGACACTATCTGCAATCACTGCAAACATGGGGAAGCTTACGTCCGGAGAGATTTACGGTGCCTATATTGCCAGTAGAGAAGCAGCTTTCCCAAGAGCTGAACTTAATAACACAGGGGATTTGTTAGCGGTTTATACGGATGCTGATAATTACTTGACGATTGAGCCAGGGATCACAGGTGAGCCAACAGTAACTATTAGGAAGTCCGGGGCGGTGTCATTAATTCTCGGTCCTGCGTTTGGATTAACCGGACTTTTAGCGAGTACACCAATAGTACTAGGTACGCAAAACGGAAATACAAACATAGTGTGTGGTGATTCAGACGATGTAATTATTCCTTCATGGTCTCAGTTTAAAAACACAGAAACTGGAACTTCTCTTCAAGCAGAATTAGACTCTATTAGAGCTGAATTAGCTGGAAAAGCTGATATTTAACACTCTGTATAAATTCCTATTGTGATGGTACAATTAGGAAAAACTGTTACGGAGGTTGTCGAATCATGAAAAAGTTAATTACAGGAGCAATTGCAGGGGCGCTTTTGCTGACTAGTGTATCAGTATTTGCAGATAGCGCTAGTTTAGTAGGCAAAAAAGTTCAGGGATTATTCACGGTTGAACAAAATGGAACCAAAATAGCAGAGGCTGTTATCATTGATGGCGTCGCATATGCTCCAGTAAGAGCAGTTTCTCAAGCTGCAGGTGTTCAATTAACGGTAGAAGGGAAGAAAATCATAATGAACGAGGCTATAGAACCAACACCAACTCCTGCCGCAACTTCTGTTACAAATAGACCTACAATTTCAGAAGAGCAGGCTAAGGAAAATAAAATAGTATCTCTTACAGGGAAATTAGCTACGTTATCTGGGAAAATCGCAATGGCAGAAGCTCAACTCAAAGATAAACCTGATAACGCTGAATTGCAGCAGAAAGTCATTGATCTGAAAGCAGAGTACGCTACACTTGAAGCCCAACTAGCAGAACTGCAAAAATAACTACTCACCTCAAAATTGAGGTCAGTTTAACTCAAATAAAATTCACGAAATATTCACAATATTTCACCCTTACGAAAGACAATGTAAATACTATACTTAGTATATGGGAGAAAAAGCCTAGCATTGTCCAATTTATCCACTGAACCAATTGTATTTTGTGTCCACTCATGAGGCATCCATTGGGATGTCTCTTTGAATTGAACACAAAAAAGACCGTACTCTATTAAAGTACAGTCTGATATACTAATCCAGTACAATGGCATAAGGGCGGTCGGCTAATCTCCCGGAAGGGAGGTGATGCCAATGGAAGTGTATCAAGCTTTGTCTTTGATGTTCATGTTCGGCATGTTCATTATTGCGTTGCTCACTTACATGAATAAAAAATAGACCGCCCCCATAGCAAAGGATTACGGTCTATTCTTGGATCTCCTTGCGGCCGTCCGCTCTTACTGCGGATTGTACGTTGGAGTCGTGTTAGCGCACGGCTCCTTCTTTAATTGTATCTTTTAATGGTGGAAAAGATACATCAACAAACGAAAATGACCTCACTCTCAGGTATCCGCCTGATATAATTTTATCTTAGCACATCAGTTTTTATACAACAAGGTTCCCATAATCCTTTTTGTCTCTATCTTGAGGGAGAACGAAATTTCGTTCTCCTTGTTTTAGTTTACAAAAGGATGTTGTTGGGTTATTTTTATCTAACGAAGAACGAATAAGAAATTCCCCACCAGCTGGGGAAAACAAAAAGACCTTACTCATAAGAGCAGGGTCTTTTTGTTGGCTATAACATCTAAAAGATTTAGTTTACATTTCGGGGTGTTTTGGGCTATTTATATACAACGAGTTAACTAAGGACTACTGAGAGTCCTTTTTTTATTCAGAAAATTCCTTGAAGACCCCAATTACTCTTCCGATTATTGACACATTTTCTTTCCGATCAAGCAAAGGAATCGACTTTTCATCTGCTGGCGTAAGAACAATGCTAAAATCCAAAAATGAAACCTTCCGGATTAGTAATTTCTCATTTGCAATAACTAATCCTATGTCTGAATCCTTAAGTTCTTTGGTTAGAAGAACAATTACAAGATCATCTTTTTTTATATCCATCAACTTCATGGTATCGTCTTTTACTTGATAACCAAATGTCGTTCCTAGAATAAAGTTTTCAGGTAGAGGGAATTTTTCTTCTTGGTCATAAATTAAGTTTTCATCAACGATATCAACAAGTATTGGGATGTCTACGACTTCCATTCTCTTTGTTTCTTTGCCGAACAGATAGTCTATTGAAACATTAAATATTTCACTAATCTTCTCAATGTTTTCTAAATTTGGTTCCCGTGTACCATACTCATATTTTGAGTAGTTTGATTGAGACATACCTAACATATCAGCTATTTCTTTTTGGGTGTAAGACGCTTGTTCGCGTAGAGATTTTAGACGTTCTGAAAATATAGACAAAAAAAGCCCTCCTAGGCACTTGAAAGTATTCCGTTTTGAGCGTATCATAATATTTGTAGTTCAAATAGGAATATAAAGGTGGTGAATATATGATTCGTAATATTAATAGGATTTCATTATTGCGGTTATCTAAACCGTATTCTCAAAAAGAAATGGCAATGAAGCTTGGAATTACACAGTCCTATTATGGAAAACTAGAACGTAATCCAGGCAATATTTCTTTGGAGGTCGCAATAAAAATAAAACAGATCCTTGGTGTAGAACATGTGGACGACCTCATGGATGAGGCGAGTTAAGTCAGAAATGTGCACTACTTAAATAATACATTCCAATATGGAATAAAACAAGGAGGATTCGACATGTCAAAGTTAATCCTTAATGAAGAATGCGGTTTGTACGAAATGAACGGTACAGCTTATTGCAGTAGCAAACAAATATCAGAGGAATTTGAGAAAGAGCACTACAATGTAATGCGTGATATTGAAAATCTTGATTGTAGCGTTGAGTTTAGAGCCCTCAACTTTGAGGGTTCCTATTATCGAACTGAACAGAATAAAAAGGTTCCTCAAATACTTATGACAAAAGATGGTTTTACATTTTTAGTATTCGGTTACCGAGGAAAAAAGGCTTCTCGATTTAAGGAAGCATATATTAAAAGATTTAATCAAATGGAGGACTTTATTTATTCACTACAATCTGCCAAGGCTGAGTATCCAGCATTAACTGCTGCAATGAAAGACTATAAAGGAAATCCTAAACCGCATCATTTCATTAACGAAGCAGATATGATCAATAGAGTTGTATTGGGCTTGAGCGCAAAAAAATTCAGAGAAGCAAACGGCATACCGGACAAGCAATCAATAAGACCTTATCTGACCACGGAACAGATAAGGGGGATAGAAGAAATTCAAAGAGTAGATGTCGGCTTACTCGTCGCTGCAATTGACTATGATGAAAGGAAAAGAATACTAACGCAGTACTATGATAGAATGAGCGTGAAGAGAATAGCAGCTTAGTGAAAGTGGTGAATTTATGTTTGCAGAGAGATTGAAGGAGTTAAGAGAAGAACGTAGATATTCACAAAAGAAATTGTCCGAAATGTTGAACTTGTCACAGCCATATTACGGAAGATTTGAGAGAAGTACTGGTGAGCCAAACCTTCAGACATTAATAAAGTTATCGAAAATATTAAACGTATCTGTTGATTATCTACTGGGACTAACAGATGAACAAAAGATGGAGGAGATCACATCAATCAAAGATGATAGTAATGTAGTCCAAAGAAATGTAACAGTCGTAGATGGATTAGAAATCGAAGTAATTGTACGGAGAAAAGAAAAATCACCTATCCCCTGCCAAGAAGATTAGGTGACCACCGCTTGAGGGAAAAGCCCTTACATACACATTGTACCATCCTCACATCACAGAGTAAACGGTCTTGCCCTCTACTATAGGAGGGAAATGATGCAAAATGTACCGAATAGCTTGACACAGGGTAGTATCATAGACTCACTAGGTCCGATGGACTCAGAAGGCTATATAAAGCTACGTGAATAGGTTGCTGCAATGAATGATGTAACGTTTGAAGGCTTCATATTATCGCTTGACCGTATGATCGGACTCATAAACTAATAATCCAAGGGTGCTCCTAACAGGGCGCCCTTTTTATATACAAATAAGAGGACTGCACGGTCCATACAGTCCTTAATCAAGGAGGTCTACCATGGCACAGAGTATGTTCAATCTCGATACCATTCGTAAAGCTAAGCAATCCTATAAGGCTAACCCAACGACAACGCCTAGCACAGGCTCACGTGTAAACCCTGTACAAGCGATGTCACAGGCTACGAACCTAGTGCCAACAAAGACTATGACACCTACTACAGCTGCAAGTGCCGCGCAGAAGATGGTAGCAGCAACAACTACGCCATCACGCACAGAGCAGACCCTTGGCAACATATCTAGTGCTGTAAACACACCATTTACCTATGATGCTGATTCAGACCCAGCTTATCAGGCGGCTGTTAAGGCGGCACAGCAGAACTTAGCAGTGAATCAGAAGAACACTAACGCTCAGCTCAGAGCCACGGGGCAAGGTAAATCCTCTTACTCTGAGACGGTAGCGAACCAATTGGCGAATCAAACCACTGAAAATATAGCGAATAACATTTTGCCACAATACGCACAGCAAGCATATGGAAGATATCAGGACAACATAGCTAATCAAGGTAACTTATACGGTCTACAATATCAGCAAGACGTGACCACGCCGCAGAATGAAGCACAGCTTACAGGTAACTATCTACCTCCTGAAGCCAAGACAGCAATCAATAACCTATTGGGACTTAAAACCCAAGCAGAGACGAAGGGGATCACCGCTGGAGAACGTTCGGTACTCAGCACAGAGGCTGATAAATTACGCTCACAACTTAAGTCACTTGGTATTGATCCAAGCTTCTACGGGGCTGATAAGACAGCCGCACAAGCTAGTTCAAACAATCCAGGTATCCGTACTCTTGCTGGACAATCGCAGGACTTATCTGCTCAGGCACAAGCATTAGCTAAACAGCAACAAGAATACAACCAAGGCATAACAAACGCGCAACTCACCGGGACAATGCCAGACGGATCCAAGACAACTGCCGAGCAACAGCGTCAGCTCTCCAATCTTTGGACGGTGGCAGAACAAACAGGATCTATCCCTGATGGATTAGCTACTATGTATGGTCTACCTAAAGGTACAGAGACGCTTGCAGCTAAACAATTTGCTCAGCAACTGGCGATTAGTCAACAAAACGCCAATACTTCATCTGGAAGCCTTGAACTGAGCCGGGATAATGCTGCTTGGGATCAACAAACATCGATCATTGATGCAGAAGCAAAAGCACAGCAAGCCGCAGCGAAAACTATGACACCGCAGGATTATGCGAAATCATACGTTAACCCAATAGCCAAGTACAAAGATGGAAAAATAACAAACAAGAATGACGTAATTGCAGCAATCAGTATGGGTGCAGGAAGCTACACGGATGCTCAGTTAGATCAATTGTTTAATCAATACCAAATTACTGATACTGATGTTAAAGCATATCAAAAGGCGTACAGCTTGGGGGAGTAACGACCCCTACAGCTTCGGGGGCATCACTTAATAAGAAGCTGAGCGGCGTTTTGAGTTCATCTGGCGATTTATTCGCTGCCGCTGGTAAGAAGTACGGAATTGACCCTGCTTTACTTGCAGCAATTGCTATCCATGAAACAGGTAATGGAACAAGTAGCGCGGTTAAGAACAAAAACAACGTCGGTGGAATGATGGGCAGTAACGGTCTTATGACATTCTCAAGTTTACAAGAGGGAATTGATAAGATGGCATCTAACCTTAAGCGAAACTACATCGACAAGGGATTGACAACGATTGAACAGATACAAAAGAAATATGCTCCTCTGGACGCCGGGAATGACCCGACAAATTTAAATAGCCATTGGGTAAACGGGGTTACAAAGTATTATAAATCTCTTTCGAGTTAAGGCGGTGTACCGATGGGAAAGTATGACGAACTACGTAAAATAGCAGCGCAACCAACATCACAACGCACCGCTGACAATATCGAAGCGTACAGAGCGGCAGTTACTCCGGTTCCTGCTGCCTCTGAACCTACAGATCTAGGCACGAAATACGATTTCTTACGTAATCCGCAAAAATATGTTGAACAGAATAAACTACTTGCTGAACAACAGGCATCACAAGCGGCGGCTGATAAGAAGGCGATCACTAGTCAAGTGCTCACTGATACCTTAAACAGTGTGATGAAGCCTACAAACACTAAACCCGAAACAAAGAAAACAGTAGACTTCAAACAAGATCAAGCGAACCAAAAGGCGGCGGCAACAGCGGCACCTAATTTGTTCGCAGGAAAAACACTGGCTCCAATCACACCTAACATCACCAATGACATTGGATCTACGTTGCAGGGTAAAGTTCCATCAGCTTCTCTATTGCAGCAAACAGGAAAAGGTCCTGCTAACGCTTCGCAAATACGCGGGATATCTGAGTATGACACAAGAGAAAAAAGAATAGATGAAACTAATATTCCCGAAGTACTAAAATTGCCATCTCGCGCAATGAATAAACTTGCATTTGATACACCCTTGGGTTTGGCTATTTCAAGAGCTTTTTCTGGAAACTCTGGTGTAACTAGTCGAGATAGTACAGGAAACAAAACGGTAGATAAGATAACTGACGTAGTGAATGATTTAGTTACACCTCTTATAACTCCTACTGGCGCTCCTCTTGGGCAAGGTATTTTTGGATCAACTTATGACGCAACCGGAAAGCTTCTAAGTGGAAAAGCTGGTCAACGTTTATTACAAGGAGCTAGCAAGGTGATACCAGGGTCTCAGAATGTAGCTAAAGTAGCTGCGACAGAAGGAATAGCAGGGTCATTGCAAGGTGTAGGTTTCGGATTGCAACAAGGTCAAGATAGTGGAAATGAGATTGCTCGCAACGCATTTGGGGGCGCTGCTGCTGGCCTTGTTCTTGGTGGAGCAAGTGCAGCTTTGGGAGAACTTGGAACATCTTTGCTAAGTCGTTTTCGCAAAAGTGGTATCCCTGAGTCTGAAATTGCAGAAATCGCACCTGAACTGCTTGCTTTACCCGAAGCTAATCCTAGAACAATGCGTAAGCAATTAGCTGGAGAGATTAAAACAACTCCATCTGGTGACACAATATCGACTCCGTACACCTTCCGTTTGAACGAAGCAACGCCTGAAACGGCGGCAGCCACAGCGAATCGTCAGGCGATGAAAAACTACGATCCGATAGAACTTAGTACAAAGTACGCCCAAGATGTTATCGACGAATATAAAACACTGAAAGAAACGAATACCAAGAAAATTAGCAACAAGAAGCTGTACGAACAAGCTAGACAAAACGTAGACACTAGACGTGTTACAGACGCGCCGATTGTAGAGAGTAAGCTTAAGGATACCAACATAAAAGCAACTGAGCCTACGCCGTATACAGAGCCTGTGATCCGCAATCCAGTGCAAGAGTTGTCCCGTGAGCAGCAGATACAAAACAAAGTGAACGCAGGGGAGTTTTTGCCGCAGGAAGATATTGATTTCTTGCTCAGTGGTAAGTATGACAAGTCGAAGGCTTTCCCTGATGAAACACCAACGACTTCAACATATGTTAAACCAAAATCAGAACTTGTTCCTAAAACGGAGATTAAGCCAGCTAAACCAAAGGCAAAGCTTAAACCAGTGAATAAAGAGGTAGCAGCAACTACAGAAGTGGCAGCCACTATGACTCCTAAAAAGAAAGTGGTTGGCGAACGAGGTTTCTCTCAAACGCTTAAAAACTCTGAGAAGACACCGGAAGGATTCACAACTAAACTCGACACGAAGTATGAGCCGACCACTAACCGTGGGGATTTGGCTAAAGCAGAGGAACGTTTAAAGGATCGTGCAGATGCTACAAGATTCATCCTTGAGGATACTAAGGGTGGCATGACTTCTGAACAGTCCATCACAGCCCAACGTTTAATCGACACACATATTAAAGAAGGGAATATCCAAGCAGCTGAGAAAATGGCAGATGCATTGTTGAAAGAATCAACACGGAGTGCGCAGTTTCTACAGTCGTTGTCAACGTACAACAAGCTTTCTCCAGAAGGCGTTTATATGGTGGCTAAACGTTACGCCAATAAGATCAATGAAACCTCTTCTAAGATCGCTAAAAAGGCTGAGGTTACAGCACAAATGGCTGATGATCTCCAAGGTTTGGCTACTATTAATCAGAAAATGACAGGTGTAAAAGACTTATCCAACGATGCTGTAGACATTCTCAAACGTGCTAAGGCGGGCGAAACATTGACGGATGCTGAGACTTCCGTTATTCAAAAATTCGTTGAAGAGTCCAAACAATTTATCAAAGAGTCTGGTAAAGAATACAAACCTAAAGCACCTAAGATTCCAAAGGATAAAAGAGTAAAAGACAACGTAATGAAGTTCCTTGATGCGCAGGAAGCAGCAGCAAAAGAACGCCTGAGAGCCAAAGGGGTTCGCGTTAGTTCGACTCCACTTGATATCTGGGCTGATTACGCAGTGATTGGCGCTGCTAAGATGGGTAGAAAAATTATAAACTTTGCAGATTGGTCAGCACAGATGGTTAAGGACTTAGGCGAAGACATTCGACCACAACTTAAGTTTCTTTATGAGAAATCACGTGAAGTATATGATCTATCCAACAAAAAAGTGACTTCTCAGTCTGTGGCATCTGCTGAACGATTAACACAAAAGTTAATCAACTCCAAACAACTGAGTGAACATGAGGCGAATTCACTGCTTAAACTGGCTTCTCAAGTAGATGAATTGTCGGGTGAAGCGAAAAGAGTAGCTTCCCAAGATTTACAGGTAATTCTGCAAAGCTTGGATAACCCATCACTTGGTAAGAAAATATCAAGCGCCCAGACACAGGCTCAGCTTCTGAACCCTAAAACGCAGGTTCGTAACGTGTTAGGTAATGAGTTGTTTTACCGTTTGGAGAGAATCAGCAAGTACGTTTCCACGCCAATTGACATTGCACGTTCAAAAGTTACTGGATCTGATCGTACAGTGACATTCAGAACAAACAATCAAGGGAAGTATTGGGAGAACTTTATTGAAGGCGGATCCGCAGGTTGGAGAGGCGTTAACATCAACGGTATAGAGACTCAGTACGACTTAGCAAGTCCAGCATTCAAAGGGAAATACAACCCTTTGAAATACACCGAAAAGGCGCTAGGAGCCGCGCTTAGAAGCTTTGATAATGCTGCGTACTCCAGAGCAATGAATAAGACACTAGGTGAACTTGGGACGCTTGATGCAATTAACAGTGGCGTTAAACCAAGCAAAGAGTATGTACAAGAATTTATCCGTAATGCAGATGAAAACGTAAATAAAATTGCGTCTGAGTACGGTAAATACGCTACGTTTCAAGATAATAACGCACTAGCTACAGGATTTACGAAATTTAAAAGAGGTCTTAATTTCGGTAAAGACTTTGGGCTTGGTGATCTGATTATCAAATACCCTAAAACTCCAGGCGCTTTACTCATGAGAGCTTTAGAATACAGTCCTGCGGGATTCCTGAGAACCATAGGTATGATTGCAAAACCTATATATAAAAATGGAGTAGAAGGCAATCCGCGAGCAGTAGTAGAAGGTTTATCCAGAGCAATTGTTGGTACTGGCGGTCTGAGTATGCTCGGTTACTTCTTGATGGATAATAAAATCTTAACAGGAACAGCTAGTGGTGATAAAGATATTCGATCACTCCAAGCACAAACAGGAAAAGGAGCTTATCAAGTCAACTTATCTGCTCTGTATCGCTTCGTTAAATCAGGGTTTAATGAAGATGATGCAAAGATTAAAGAAGGAGATAAGTTTTACAATTACGATTGGATGCAACCTGTATCGGTAGCTATAGCGCTTGGAGCAAATGTAAAAGGAAATATTGAAGGAAGTTCAAAGAAAGGAGTCGGATCTACTGCTACTGGACTGATTTATGACAGTACGGCGGGTGCAGTGAATACAATGGCTGAACAATCGCTATTAAAGGGCGTACAGGACGCTCTGTCCGGTTACACAGGCCAAACGACCACAGATAAGATCGTAAGCATAGTCGCGGACCTGCCATCTTCGTTCGTGCCAACGCTATCCAATCAAATCAAACAGTCCGGAGACAACACAAAGCGCGAAACATACTCACCTTCAACCGGAGAAAAGGTATTGAATACCGTTAAAGCGAAGATTCCCGGTCTTGCTGAGACACTGCCTAAAAAGTACGACACTTTGGGTCAAGAACAAACACACTATCAAGATGGAAATGCCTTCAATATCTTTGCGAATCCGGGATTTCCAGCCAACTATAAGCTTTCCGATGAAGCTCGTAAAATAGTAGACCTTATCGCTGTTACTGGTGACGAAACACTAGCTCCGCGTGTGCCAGGTAAGACAATCAACGGCGTGAAACTGACAGGAAAAGAGTACTCCAGATTCTCACAACTCCAAGGGGAGGAAACCAAACGTCTCGTATCTGAACTTGATACTTCAATGAATTTAGATGATCAATCCAAGGCCATGGAGAAGATCCTAAAAGAAGCTGCTAAGTCTGCCAAGGAAAAGATGGTCAATGAATTCCCAAGGTTGGGTGATTAAATGATTGAATATGATGAAGGCGAACTAAAACAATCAGCAGTATCGGATGAATTACTATATCTGATACTGCTTTTTCATGGACCTACTGTCAAAGATCTCTTTTTATACGGCGGTGAAACTATTGTGGAGTGTACTCGAGACGCTGTATGAAATTGCTTATTACCTATTAAAAAACATGGAGTCTCTCAAGTGGGAGGCTCTTTTGTTTTACCTTTTCTACCTATTTGGGAAACGGTCAGGAATGAAGATGTTTAAGCGATTTCTCACCGCACATTTCCCGTTATTCCGTGAAGAATCGGAGGAATGGAAGCTATACGTAAACAAACAAATTGTAAATTTAGGCGGGGAAAAATTCATACCCCAAAAGGAATACCGTGGTGTGTCACTTTCAGGGAAATTGCTTCGGAAGAATTTAACTACATTATCGAACTTATCACAGATGGTCACAGACCAGGGAGGGCGATACCAGATGAACGAACAAAAGATATTAATAGCAACTGATGATGGACATGGTATGGAAACCGCCGGGAAACGTACACCGCTATTTGCTGATGGCTCTTATATGAAGGAAAACGAATTTAATCGTGCAGTTATAGATAAGCTTAACGTTCACCTGAAGCGAAATAACTTCGATGTTCTGCATGTATCTGCTGGAGATACGGACGTACCACTTAAGACACGTACAGACCTAGCGAACAACACAATCCCCAACGGTTTTGGCCGCCCAGCAGATGCTTTTGTATCCGTTCATGCCAATGCAGCAGGAAACACTTGGAACAGCAAAGTGAAAGGGATAGAAATTTACTACCGTTCAGGATCAAAAGAAGGCAAGAAGCTTGCGCAGGACGTACAGGAGTATCTTGTAAAAGGCACTCCGTTGATCAATCGCGGACTAAAGACATCTAACTTACACATTACGCGTGAATCTAAGATGCCAGCGATACTAATCGAGGGTGGATTTATGGACAATCCAGATGAAGCCAAGTTGTTGATGTCCGATACTTACCGGGAGGAATGCGCTGAAGAGATCGCGCGTGGTCTATGTCAGTACTTTGGTCGCACTTATATAGAAGTAACACCATCAGCCCCACCACTGCCAGTCGGCGTCAATCCGGTTAGCATTGTGATCGGCAGTAATGATCCGTATAGCGGACTGCTTATCAACGGAAGCAGCTGGGTGCCGGCCAAAGAGATCCTGACTTTACTCGGTGTGAAAACATGGATGTTCCAGAAGAAATCAATTTATATCGGTGAGTCTTCGGTAGAAACAAAAATAATAAACAACACTAGTTATATAAAATCCGTTGATCTCGTATCCCTTGGCATTCTGAAAGGGGTGTTCTTCGATCCAGATGTCGTAAACACCAAACGAGTATTACTATTCCCTAAGGAGGCTGTTTAACCATGAATGACATGCTGAATCAAGTAATGGTGTTTGCTTCGGTGCTGGCTGCAATCGTGTTGGCGTTCCTGCAGTTGGTTAAGACTACCGTCAGCGTACCAAAGAACCTAATTCCTATCATTGGTCTTGTGATCGGTTTGTTGGCTGGATACCTTGGATATATCTTCACTGACCTTGAGACAGTACCGCGCCTATGGGCAGGTGCATTCGCCGGGCTATCATCTACAGGAATCTTCGAACTGGTGAAGAACAATCCCGGTCACACTAAGTAACGACTAAAAGCCCTTGCCTAGCGCAGGGGCTTTTTTTGTTTATAATGGTGGTAAGGAGTGATTACATGCCTATACAACCAACTCTCATAACTATACCGATGGCTGAACATGTTTCTTCATATATACTCAATCTCGGAGGCTGGGCAGACTGTACGCCTCAGAAAATTCTCGAACGGGCAACAAGTTATGAGGAACTACATAAATGGATGAGCATCGCAACAAAATCCCCGAGAACCCCATTTCCGACTAAACCAAAACAATCAGATGTATTCTACGTGGTCCACGAAGGAATTTCATATTGTTACATTTACATAAATGGAGAATGGAAACTAGTTGATGCCGCACCTACATGGTTGCGGTAA